TGCGCCCGCCGGGCCTTGGTAGCGGCTGCCGCGGTGCTTTGTCCGCCGAGAATCGACCCCGCGCCACCGACCACCGCTGCCGCTGCGCCTGCCGCAATCGCCACCATGGCTTAGCCCTCCAACACTTTGCAGTAGAGTTTGTCAGTGTGGCGATAGCCCAGCCGCTCCAGGAGCCGGCTCACGTCCAGCCCATCATGCAGTTTCGTGCCCATCTGCACCTTTTTGACGCCGAGGTGTCGAAAGTGACGCTCGGCCTCCCGAAACAATCGTACGCCCGCGAAGCCGCGCCGATACGCCGGGGCCAGGTAGAACAGATCGCCGATGGCATACAGCGTGCTCTTGTAGTGCAGATGCCCTACGAGAATCGCGGTGAGGTAGCCCACCAGCTCCGCGTCTGGGACCGTCCGCACGGTGAGAATGAAGAGAATCCCCGCGTCGGCATATGCCTGATACTTCGCCATGTCCGGGTCGAGGGGCACGGCGCCATGATCGAGCCCTACCTCTTTCCAATGAAGCAACCACAGGGGCTGCACATCGGGCCAGTAGGTTGCCCATGGCTCCACGGCGTAGGCCAATGCAGGGCGGGTGGCAATGGCCATGATTACACATCCTGTCCGGTGTGGATGTCCATAATGAGGTGGACCCGATCGCTCGGCCCCGCATTCCAGCACCGATGCGTCAGGGCGGCGTCGAACCACCAGGCTTCCCCCGGTCGCATACAGACAGTTTCTTCGTCGGCTTCGTCGGCGCCACAGGCAAAGCCGCACTGCTCGTTGGCTTCGAGGACAATATGAAAGCGGCTCCAATACGGCTCTGTATCATAATGCCCTGATCCTTTTGGTCCTATATCCGCATGCGGGTAAATCTGCGTCCCCGGTACGCCAAGGGTCAGCATCACCCGCCCCAGGCGGACGCCCTCCACCCGCGTCATGAGGGGAAAGAGCAGCGGGCGGACCTGCGGGAGTGCATGCCAGGCCGGGTGCCAGAAGCACTCACGCGGGTCCTCTGAACGTTCGGGAATCTGGCACCGTAAGATACAATCCAGCATCTCCCGGTGCGGCCCATTCGGCACCGTGGTGCGAAACGAGCGCCCCCACAGCCCAGGCTGTTGCCGGATGGCCAGCAAGAGGGGGAGAAAATCAAGGCCAGCGGCAAGCCGCAGGAAGTGGGTCATGGGTTCTCCTGGGGGGACATGGATACCGTGTTGCGCGATGCCCACTGCTGGTAATTCGCTTGGGCCTCGGCCAGCCATCGCGGATCAATGCCAGGCTGGGAAAATGGCAGGTTATCTCTCGCCGCTGGCTCGCTCGAATAGTGGCGTATCTGGGCCTGCCCTATGTCGCCTGGGAGGACCCTCCCGGCGATAGCCTCGCTCGCACACTGGCTCATGGTTGCTTGGAGCGCGAAGAGGGTGGAGACTGGGACACGCTCTATCAGAAAGTCGAGGGTCTGACGTAGGCTCGCAGCGATGGCCTCTCCTAACTCATTCATAGGACTTGTAAACTCAGAATTGCTCATGGGTTCTCCAGGTCAAACACACGTTGTTCTAACGCCGCCAGTTGCGCCTCGACGGTCGTTTGTCGCCGAAAGAGCGCTTCCAGCCAGCGTATCCAGAGGGCCGTCAGCCGCCAGGCTGACGGCGCGGTAATGGGTGCTTCAAAGGGCGGCGGGGTGAGGATTTCGGCCATCCTACCGCCCCTCCACGTTCGCGCCATACAGCGCAATAAAGACCGGGTCTGTGCCCCCCACCCGGAAGGCCCGTTGCCGGTACGCTTGCCCGAGTCGGTGCCAGCGGACCCGCTCGGTCGTATGCCCAATGTGCCCCGCGCTGCACCAGTGTTCCATGCTCCAGCTCAGGCCCCCATCGTCACTCCACTGTAATCGTACTTGCGGGTCCTGCCCCGGCGTCTCGTTGCCGTCGAGCCCAACGCCGGTTTGCATGAGCAGCTCAAAGCACTGATACGTCACGCGCTTGCCCTCACTGCGCAGGTGCGGCGCGGTCCGTTCCCACAGGCGTTCTCGCGTGCCGTAGCGGTGCCAGGTCGGGTCCCAGATGTACAGGACCCCGGTGGCCCGGTCGCCCCACAAGTGCTCCCCAAAGGCCATGCAGTGCACGTTACTGAGATAGTTGGTGAGAATCCCCCCGCTGAGCAGGTGGGGGATTTCCGTCCACGCCTGCGTGCTCCGGTCATACAGCCACGTCTCGCCCCCCGAGGGAAAGTCCAGCCCATACCACACATGCCGCCGTGCCGGGCCACAAAGCCCCGCGCGTCTGTTGTGGTCGCCATGCCCACCATGCGGGTCTCCAGGGCATGGGTGGAGATACGCACCGGCGTGTAGCCGTCCAGCATCCACACCGGCGCCTCGCCGTGCGCGCTGCCCCCAAGCCAGTAGACCGTGTCGTCAGCCGCCACCCAGCTATACGGCGCGAGGGTCCCTTGTTCGATCTCCACCCCCGTCAGGCGCGCAAACGGGTCCAGGCTGGTCCCCGTCACCCGCCAGACTTCGGTGTTGTGCGTCCCGCCCAGATACAGCTCATGGTGATTACTGGTCAATGCCTGAATCGGGTCGGGCGAGGACTCGGCCTCGTAGAAGCTCAGCGCATCCCATGTCGTCGCGTCCAGCGGGTCGGAGAAGTAAAAGCGATTCGTGCCTGGGTCGTTACTCGCCAGATAGCCGTTGAGGAAGCCCACTTGCCCAAAGCCCAGCCCCGGTGGGGTGACGACGGCCAACGCCGGGGTCACGAGGTTAAACGCGAAGCCCTGGCCGTTGGACGTGAAGAAGAGATGAAAGCCGTTATCCTCCATACTCACCGGCCCGGTAGCCGTGGGGATGGTGCCCCGGCTGAGAAAGGTCCAGCCGGCAAAGAGTTCAAACAGCGTGGTACTGGTCACCGCAAACGTCCGCCCGCTGCCCGTGGTGTACAGCCCACGGATGGGGCCACTCGGGAGGGTCGCCACGACGCGTAGGCCCGGCATACTGTACAGCGCCATGCGTCCGCGCTCGTTGGGGATTTCTTCGAGGTATAAATTTTTAGTACTATCCACGCTGATAAAAGGCGACCGACTTTGCCCACTTGGCGCGCAGAAGTTGGGGAGTGCTGGCATTATGCCCTCCACGCACGGCCCGTGGCCCGATACCGCCCTATTGCCCGCAACGCCTCGGGGAGCCGTGCTTCCGGCACGACGGCATTGGCCCGCTTGATATTGCCCTTCGCTTCTGCCAGGATCGCCAGGAGGGTCCCAGAGGGCTCTTGCCCATACTCGCCCGCCACTTCGCAGGCCAGTCCTGCCCGCAAGAAGCGCTCGTAGCCTGGCGGCAACAGCACCTCCGTATCCAGGTCCACAAAGCGGGGGAGCACGCGCCAGGGATACACAATCAGGTCCCAGCCGGTCGACGGCACCGGCCACACAACCAGCTCGCCAAGAGGAAAGCTCGGCGCGTAATAGACGACGGACGGCTGCCCTGGCAGCGTCTTTGAGCGGAGCAGCCCATACGCCTGCTGGTCAATCACCTCCACCTCGTACTCATACCCGCCCATGAGCTGCCGGAGCTGCGCCTGCTTGGCGAGCTGGAGCGGACGCTCGCTGGCTATCACCCCGCCTGTCCCCCATGTATAACTCACGACGCCAGACGCCAGGGGCAGAACCGTCGCGGGGGTGTGGTAGATCGTCAACCGTTCGAGGCTGTACGAGTCCACCAGGGCGTTGAGAATTTCGAGCGCATCGGTCGCCATCACGGCTTTAATGGGCTCCTCCGCCGCTACCACCTCCAGGGCGCGCAAGGCGCCGGTGACGATGATCCGTCCGGTGGTCACAGGCGCTCCTTGTCCCACAGCGGCGGGTCAACCACCACGCCGCCAGGGTCCGTGAGGCTCAAGGCTTTCATCGCCCACATGGCGCACTCCTCCATGGCCGTAAACGCCAGCGACTTCTCTCGGCACTCCGGGACCACGCCATCCACATAGATGGCAAGCGCACACATCCGTTCGCGGATGGCGGTCATGATGGCCTGCACATCAGGCGAGGGGCGATGCGCCACGAAGGCGGCAATCCGAGCCTCAAGCTTGTCGGACATGCGCGCTCCTTAGTGATGGGCACTATACACAATGACGCCGGACACCACGCCGGCAGCCAGGATATTCGCGCCCGCCGTGGTGCAGGTCAGCACCGCAGGGCCTTTGAAGGTGCGCGGCAGTGGGGCTGCCGGGAACGCCGAGAACAGTACCGGCGTGCCTGCCGCGATGGTGAGGGCCGTCCCGAGCCCAGCAGGCGACGCCGCCACGGTCAGACCGGTCTCCATGTCCTCGTAGGCCTCCCAGCCGAGCGTCACCGTGAGGGAGGTAGTCGCGGGCAGGCACCGAATATACGAGTCATTGGGCAACAGCACCGCATGCTGGGGGATGAGCCCCAGGCGAAAGGTGGAGCCAATGTCTGCCTGCGCCGCGGTGGGATTCGAGAAGATCAACGTATGCTTCGTTCCCTCCCTCCGGGGCGTGTCGGTGACATACGAGCTGGGAATCAGGATGTCGCTATTGACGGTGAGAATGGCCATGGGCTACCTCCCCTGCCGACGCGGAAACTCACGCGGGTGCTCGCTGCCGATGGTCTGGTCGCCCTCGGGAGCTGCCGCAGCCTCCCCCATCGCCAGCTCCTCTTCGGTATACGGATGCTCGCGCCAGCCCTCGCCCAATGCGGCGTCGGCCTCGGCGGTCTCGACGCGCACCGTGCCCTTGGTGATGTGAAACCGGTAGGCGGGGTAGCCACTGCTGCCCGCCTCATGTGTGGTGTCCATACGTGCTCCTTGCGTGACGCTACTCCGCGTCAGGATGGTGTTCGTGTGCATCTTAACTAATCCCTGGCACGCTCCAAATCCGACAGGCCAACGACGGATGCTGCGCGAGCATGCCGTAGAGAATATCCGCTCGGCTCGGGTGCATGTCCGTTTCGATGTTCGAATCCTTCCACACGCGAATGCTCATCCCGTTCTCGGGATCGCTCGCCCGCGAGAAGCGCCCACTTTCCGGCGCCACCAGCGGCACCAGGGCAACCGTAAACGCTTCCTTATGGCAGGCAATGTTTTGGTGATAGGTCGTATTCGCGGCCCCGGTGAACAGGAGCGGGGCACTGGCTGCCGGCGCACTGGTCACGGTGGCGCGGGGGTCAGGAGGGATAATGATCGGCGGGTAAATGGGGATGGTCGCCAGCCCTGAGCCATCGCTGACCACGGGCGCCGTGACGACAAAATCCCGCAAGCGCCCGGTACTCGCCAGGGTCTGCGGATTCGCGGCCATCACGCCGGTAAATTGGAGCACATCGCCCTCGTTCAGGACCGCACTGGACGCTGTCCAGCCCGAGGTGAGGATGCTACTCCCGGTCTGCCCGACCACGGTCACAATCGCCGTGGCACCGCCAGCCCGCGCCCCCGTGGTATGCACGGCGACGTTCTGGTCAATCTGCCA